CCTTCGGTGTACAACACTATGAATACGGCGATGTTGAGATCGCTTCGGAAGTAGGATGGGACGCATACAAGCGTGTAGCAGACCAACTGATGATAATGCTCGACAACACGGGACTTCTTCACGGATATTCCTTTAACTCATGGTCCGATGTTGTGACATATGATAGGAATTTTATAGAAGAGTGGTTACTGTCACCCCAGACCTCCCTTTACTACTCCCTGCAAGTAATGGGCGATGTACAAGATAAGAGCGATGCGTATGCAGCATTAGAAAAGTCTGAAGTCGATGATTACTTACAGGATATTCTCGGAAACGAGCCGATAACCTGTGACTGTCAAGAATAATGAGAAAACATCCTTATGATAAACTACTAGACCGCAAACGTAAGTGGTCACCCGTAAAACCCACCAAAGGAGAGGTAAAAGAAGGTGCAGAAGAAACCATTAAACGTGCTCTCTCAATACGTCATATGGAGCTCCCTGTTGGAAGCTTCATTCGTGAAGGCTTGGAGAAAAGTGTTCCCGATAATGCCAGGAAACTCCTTGAATCAAATGTTGAGGACGAAGAGAGGCACGACCTTGCCTTGGGATATATAGCTGACGTACATAACGTCAATGCCAAAGATGAAAAAGAAGGAAAACTATTAAGAGATGCTTGGATATCACATCCTGACCATACAATTACCAAAGCTCTGGTCGCAGAACGGGCTATCTTCTTCGTTCTACTCCCTTTCTTTAGGTTTAATGGGGATGCTGCTCTTCGCACTGTATCTGCCGATATCTCCAGGGACGAGCAGATCCATGTCGGAGCGAATTCTCTTGTATGTCATGAGTTGGGTTTATCTCCTTCTCCTTCTCTGGATAAACTTAGGAAGGCCACCATTAACTGGGTACTTGAACCTTTAGGTATAAATACCTACGATAAATATTTGGACAAAAAATTCTGGCTGGATGCTAGTGATCGCTTAATGTACGAAGGGAAAGCTCCTGAGTTTTCTGAGACTAAGCGAGCTCGTATGCCAGCTTTCTTTGAGCACTCGAATGTCAATCTCCCTAAATACGCTTAAGCTTCACAACGAAAGAGTTGAAGAACTACTTAAGAAGGTGGACGATCATTTCAAATGGCAACCTGTCCACCCTAAAGAACCAATCGAATCAATCATGTATCGTGCTGGCCAAGCCAGTGTGGTAGAATATATTAAAAGAATAGTAGAGGATGATACCTGATGTGTATTATGAGTTATGCTCCAGCAGCACAAGGAGAATTAGATCCTGTTGGTGGGTATGATATACAAACAGCCGAGGAAGGTAAAGAGTTAACTAATGAGCAGCGAGAATCTAACTGGGCTCTTGGTGGACAAACTTTTCAACAAGCTTTTGGTGATGATGCAAAGGTAGGTAAGCATGGGAATCAACTAAGTACAGAGATGTCGAATTTAATATTACGTGATCGACGTAATAAATTAAGAGCTGGCTACTCTCCAGGTGCTTCCCATGGTCCAATCGCTCCATCCGCACCACCACCTTCAACTCCAGGTCGAACACAACCTACAGAACGAGAAGAAGAAGTAAGTGTAAAGAGGAGAAAGCTTAAAGCTCAATCTCTTTCAAAAACTAAAAGAGGTACAAAGAATTTAGGATCTATCAGTTCTAAACAAGATCTTAGTCCTCAAGTATCTTTACCAGACACAACTAATACTGGTATAACTATTTAAACCCAATAAAATTATGTGCGTAGGAAATTTATTCGGAGGTCAACCCTCTGCACCACCACCACCACCAAGGATGGCACCTGCACCTACTGTTAGAGCAGCAGCGCCACCACCTGAAATGGTAACACCTCAAAAAATTAAAGAAGAAGAAGGTGAAGAACAGATTTCAACAAGGAAAAAGAAAGCGTTAGAAATTAAAAAAGTACAAGAAGGTACTAAAGTATTCGGTGCTATTGATCCTGCATCAATGCCTCAAAGCCCACAAGGTGGTATTACTGCACCTAAATAATAGGAGAATATATTATGTGTTTAGGAGGAGGAGGAGGTCCAAGCTATCAGTATAAAGAACCGGTTAAATATAACCCACCTCCAGGCCCACCATCACCACCAGACATGGTGAACAATATGGAGCTGTCAGATACTGGTGATTTTTCACAGAAGAAAGATAGCCTGAAAGTTGATAAGAAACCAGCAGCACAAAGTACTAAAAATACAGGATTATATTAATGAATGCACGTGATAGGTACAGTCAACTAACAAGAGGTAGAACACAGTTCCTTCATACCGCAGTTGAATGTTCTAGATTAACGCTGCCTTATCTAATACAAGAAGATCTAAGTTCACGACCAGAGCATCAGAAGTTACATACACCTTGGCAATCAGTTGGTGCTAAATCAACTGTTAACCTTGCAGCAAAACTAATGCTTGCTTTACTACCTCCACAAACAAGCTTCTTTAAATTACAAATTAGAGATGATAAGATTGGAACGGAGATAGATCCAACAGTTAAAAGTGAACTAGACTTATCCTTTGCCAAGATGGAAAGGATGGTTATGGATTATATTAATGCCTCTAGTGATAGAGTAGTTGTCCACCAAGCACTCAAACATTTGATTGTTTCAGGTAATGCATTAATATTCATGGGCAAAGATGGTCTAAAAAATTATCCTCTTAACCGTTACGTGGTTAATCGTGATGGTAATGGGTACATTTGTGAGATCGTAACAAAGGAACTAATAAGTCGAAGGATTCTGAGTGAAGATCTGCCAGAACTCCTACTGCCTAACGCACCTAATTCACCTGGTGATGATGGGCATAAGACAGGATCTGATGACCAAGACGTTGAGGTATACACCTACGTCCGAAAGGATGAGTCAAGTGGACGGTGGATTTGGCATCAGGAAGCATTTGATAAAGTGATTCCTGGTAGTCGCAGTACCGCTCCCAAGCACGCAAGTCCTTGGTTAGTGTTGAGATTTAATACAGTAGATGGCGAAGACTATGGACGTGGTAGAGTAGAGGAATTCCTTGGTGATATAAGATCACTTGAAGGTCTTTCTCAGGCCCTTGTGGAAGGCTCTGCAGCAGCTGCTAAGGTAGTGTTCCTAGTGTCACCATCATCTACCACAAAGCCTAAGACTATAGCGGATGCTGGCAACGGTGCAATTGTTCAGGGTAGACCTGATGATGTAGGCGTTATACAGGTAGGAAAAACTGCTGACTTTAGAACAGCAGCTGAACAAATGCAAACATTAGAACGTAGAATTAATGAAGCGTTCTTAGTATTGCAAGTCAGGCAGAGTGAGAGAACAACAGCGGAAGAGGTACGCCTCACGCAGATGGAACTAGAACAACAGTTGGGTGGGCTCTTCAGCTTGCTCACGGTGGAGTTCTTAGTACCATACTTAAATAGAACCTTACATATACTACAACGTACACAACAACTACCTAAGATACCAAAAGATCTGGTACGTCCAGAGATTGTAGCAGGTGTTAATGCATTAGGAAGAGGACAAGATCAACAAAGCCTTGTTCAATTCATAGGTACCATTGCTAATACAATGGGTCCAGAAGTCATGGCTAAATACCTTGATCCTGGAGAATACATTAAGAGACTAGCTGCAGCATCAGGTATTGAAGTACTTAATCTTGTTAAGTCTCCAGAAACTATGGAAGCTGAGAAGCAACAACAGATGCAACAGATGCAACAGCAAGCTCTTCTAGAACAAGCTGGTCAACTAGCTGGTGCTCCAATGGCAGACCCAAGTAAGAACCCTTCTTTAGGTAGAAGTTTAAATGATGGATACGATCAACTAACAGGAAATGCAAACCAAGCCGAGCCGCCCCCAGAAGGCGAGGGCCAAGAAGGCCCAATTACCGAAGGTCTCGAAACCTGAACCATTGGTAGATAAAAATGAACTAGCCAAGCCAACACAACATGCAGCCAAACCTTTAATAGGTGCTGACCCTGAGTTTGTAACAACAGTTGGCTTAGGTAATTTAAAAGTAACCACCGCTAACGGAATTAAATATGACGGAAACACTAACGTATAATCCAGCCCCTGCTGATGCTCCTGAATTAAGTACTGATGAACAAGATTCTTTAGAAGTAGCAGAAAAGTTAGGTGAAGAAGAAGCTAAACAGTATGCAGGTAAGTTTGAAAATGCTGAAGAGCTAGAGAAAGCTTACTTAGAATTACAGAAGAAGCTAGGTTCAGATGATGAAGACACTGAAGTAACTACTAACGATCAAGATGAAGTTGAAGTTAGTCCAGGTGTATCATTAATAACTGATGCTTCTAATGAGTATTTCAGCAACGAAGGCAGGTTGTCTGAAGAAACCATGCAAAAATTTACCGAGATGAGTAGCACTGATCTTGTGAATGCTTACATGGAAATACAAAAAAATGCCCCAGCTCCACAAGGAGAAGCAGCTGATCTTACTGATGCTGAAATGAATCAAGTATACAATTCAGCAGGTGGTGAATCAGAGTATAATAAACTTACATCTTGGGCATCTAATAATTTAGCAGAAAAAAAATTAGATGCTTTCAATAGTATTATCAATCAAGGAGATGCAACTGCTATACAAATTGCTGTAGCAGGTTTGAGATCTGAGTATGAAAATGCTAATGGTTATGAAGGCCGTATGCTTTCTGGTAAAGCAGCACGATCAGTAGATTCATTCCGTAGTCAGGCTGAAGTTGTACAAGCAATGAATGATCCTCGCTATGACAGAGATCCTGCTTATCGTCAGGATGTATACGATAAACTTGAAAGATCTAATTTACAATTTTAATTATGCCAAAAGCTTATGATCCCTCAGCACGAGACAATGCTATGAGGGTTAAATATAAAGTGAATGCTACAGGTGATCGCTGGTTTATACCATACAACGATACTGGTACTAGAGCTGCTCAGGTAGCTCAATGCAATAAACTAGTTGGTAAAACAGCTAACAGTACACAAGATGCTGGAGCAGAGGTAACCTAATGCCTAACACTAGAACTGGTCCTGATTTCAATGATGAAAAAGGTAAGAAATCTACATACAGACATGAGAAAGGACACTGCCCTCCTGGGTTTAGGTGGGATGAAGGTAAACAACAATGTGTTCAACGAGGTGTTGGACCTGAGTGGAGACCATAGTGGCTGACCCGAAACAATCGTACTCGGCCATGATGGACTTTTACTTTTTTATTTAATGACAACTACAACTGAACAAGGCGGAAGACAAAACAGATTCGCAACCGAAGCACAAGCACAAGTAATCGAACAGGATTATTTTGACAACGCTGAACGTGT